CGCGACGACTATGTGCGCGCGGCCAACGACCGGCTGTTCAACATCAACCAGAACCCTGGCTATGTGGATCGGGTGGCCAAGTTCTTCGAGGAACAGCGCCGCACCGTGCGTGTCTTGGGCCAGCGGTTTGTGCTCGACACCGAGGCACAGGCCAAGGAAGTGCAGGCCATCTACGACAAGTTCCTGCCAACACTGCCACGCAAGCCACGACCCAGCCTAGACCTCTCCGGTTTCGAAAAATCCAAACCCGCAGAAAAGCTCAACGAAGGCGAAGCCTTCCTCAATCAACTGCGCTCGCGACTGACCCGAACACAGGAGGGTGAAGCGGCTGAACTGCGTGCCCGCGCCCTACAGATCGAAGCCAAGGGGTACAAAGGTGTCTCGGTCGAAGCCGAGAAATACATCCAGATCCTCGAAGCCATCGAGCGCCAGAAGGAAAAAGACAAGGCCTTCGAGGCTTACGAAAAAGAGGAAGCCAACGCCCTCAAGATCGTCGAGACCCTGATCGGCGGCAACCGCCAACGCATCGAAGGCGTGCAGTTGCAGCGCGAGATGCTGGACCTCTCCAGCACCGAACGCGCCGTCCTGCAGAACCGTACCGAACTGGAGAAGTCTGCTGCCGCCGCCCGCAAGGAAGCCAGCCAAATCCAGGACGCCGATCTGCGCGCGCAAACGATTGAGGCCATCAACGACGCTCTGGCACGCCAACTCCCCATTCTGGAAAACCTCACCCGCGCCAACGCCGACTACCAGCGCAGCGCGGAGTTCGGTACCAAATCGGCGCTGCGCACCTATATCGAGGACGCCACCAACGCCGCCAAGCAGGCTGAGCGTGCGGTGACCGGTGCCTTCAAATCTATGGAGGATGCGCTCACCCAGTTCGTGATGACTGGGAAGATCGATTTCAACAGCTTGGCCAACTCCATCATCAGTGATCTGATCCGCATCCAAATCCAGCGTGCGATCACCTTGCCGCTGGCGAACTGGGCGATGAGCCTGTTCACGCCGGCAGCCAGTGCCGCGCTGCCACTTGGCTCCGGTGACCTGATGGGCGTGAATGCGAATGTCGCGCACAGCGGTGGCCTGCTCGGCGCCGATGGTCTGCCTTCCCGGCAGGTGGACATGGGTGTGTTCGCCGGGGGGCGGCGGTTTCATACCGGTGGCTTGGTCTCAGGGGAAGTGCCCATCATTGCCCGCCAGGGTGAGGCGGTGTTCACGCCCGGCCAATTGCGCGCCCTGGGTGGCGCGGTGGCAGGACGGCCGCAGGTCAACGTGGAAGTCAATGTGATCAACCGCGCCAGTGGTGTCGAAACTCGTGTCGAGCAGCAACAGCAGCCCGATGGCAGCACCCGGCTCGATGTGATCGTCGAACAGATGGAAGCGCGCATGGCCCGGTCGATCTCTCAGGGTTCCGGCTTGGCGCCGACGCTGGAGCGCCGCTACGGACTCAATCCTGCCGCTGGAGCGATGCGATGAATGTGCAATGGCCCAACACGCTGCCACTGCCCTCGGTCGAAGGCTATGGCCTCACGCCACAGGAGGCGGTGCTGCGTACCGACATGGAGTCGGGCCCGGCACGCCAGCGTCGCCGGTTTCGGCAAACGCCGACGCGCATCACCGTGCGCTGGCTGTTCTCCGAAACCCAGTTCGCTCTGTTCGAGGCCTGGTACAAGTACCACGCCGACGAAGGCGGCCAGTGGTTCGAAATCACCTTGCTCGGCGGTCTGGGTCTCTTGCCCCATGAAGCCCGCTTCACCCGCCAGTTCGAAGCCCAGCTGCGTTCGGCCCGGCGCTGGGACGTCAAGGGCGAACTGGAAATCCGTGAGCGTCCCACGCTCGACGAAGGCGCGCTCAACCTGCTACTGGAGTTGGAAGCGCAAGACATCTTCACTATGGGCGGTGAATTGCATCAACTGGTGCACGTCACCTTGCCCATCCGACTCCCCGGTTTGCCCACCCCAACCTGATCCCGGAAATATCCCCATGAGTCTACAAACCGATCTGCACGATGCCGTCACGCGTGTGGCGGCCGACAGCGTGCTGCTGCATGCTGTCGTGCATGGCAGTTCCCTTGAGACGGTGAGCACTGAGGGTGGCACTGTCGTCACGGTGGCCAAGTTATTGAACGATGCCGATGCACGCATCAATCTCGCGGCCCAAGGCATCCTCGTGCAAAGCCAGTCGGCGGCTCAGGACGCACTGACCTCGGCAGAGTTGTCTTCGAGCGAAGCCGACCGAGCTCAGGCCTCGGCCAGCCAAGGCGTCACCGACACGAATGCCATCTTGCAACTGGTCCAGACCAGCGGCAATCAGATCCTGGTCGACGTGGAAAGCGTGTTGCAGCAGGTCATCGCTCGTCTGCTGGCGGTTGGCTTGCCCGACTCATTGACCGGCGCACGCGGCATGTTGCTCAAGGTCAAGGCTGATGAATCCGGCTACGAGTTGGTCAATACCGCAGCCTTGCCGCGCTTCTATGGATTCCAGCTTTCCAGCGACGGCTCGGAGCTGCTGCTCACCGAAGGGCGTGATGCCGATCTCAAAGCCAATGACTTCCTGGCATGGACACTGGCGGAGGGTGTCACCTTTGCCATCCATGACAACGCGCTGGAGGTGCAACTGTGAATCTCGACATCTCAGCGCTTGGCTATCGCTGGCGCGGAATCTACTCGCCGTTCCTGAGCTATCAAGAGGGTGATGTGGTCTTCAAGGACGGTGGTGCCTGGGTCATTCGCCATGGCCAACCGCAGCCTTTTGCACTCGGTCAGCAAGACGCAATTCTCAAAGGCCATTTGCTGACCGGCGGGGTGTCTGTCGGCGGCATTGGCAACATGGTGCTTCACTCCAACGGCGCCGACGGCGTGGAGTTTCGCTTCATGGCCGATCGCAACGGCACGATTGCCACGGCATTGATGAACACCGACCGCGCGGCGGCGGACTATCACAGCTCGAATTACTTCATGGCCGCGATCATGAACGACGGTTCGGTGCGCACCTGGGGCCGTGCGCTCTACGGGCAACAGGGCACGGGCAATACCGGAGACATTGGCCGCACCTTTCCGGCGCGGGTGGCGTTCCCGCCCGGCACGCCACGCATCGTGTCCGTGACCTGCCTGTGGGATGCCACCTACTTCATCGATGCCGACGGGGGGCTGTGGCACGCAGGTAGCAGCAACGGCTGGGGATCGGATAACCCGGTTCCAAAGCGTATCAACGGGATGGGTCAGTTGCCGGCCGATGCCGTGGTCAAACAGATGATTACCGGCCACGACTGGTACGGCTACCGCATGTTCGCCTGCCTGGATTCGCTGGGCCGAGTCTATGTGTGGGGCAATAACCAGCAAGGCAGCCTGGGCCTCGGGCATACCTCGGTCGTCACCACGCCGACGCTTGTCCCTTTCACGGCTGACACACCGATCAACGCGGTGTTCCTGTCGGGCGGTACCTATGCCGCCAGTTACCTGATCGATACGGCAGGCAAACTCTGGGTTGCCGGGGAGTCCAATTCCTGCGGCTTTGGTAGCGATCAATACTTGTACCGGCTCTGGATGCCCTGGGGCACGGAGAAGCGCGTCAAGAAGGTGTTCTGTTCCGAATCCGATGCCCATTGGGTGGCGGGTAGCCAGTACTACCGCAGCTATGGCGTCATTCTGGAGGACGGTTCGCTTTACCGTTGGGGCCACGACGAAGGGCAGACTTCCGGTATCTGGGGTACTGGTTACACCGGCTCCATCTTCACCGGTCATGCGCTGTTTCCGTACAAGGTGCTCGATGGCGTGCTGGACGCATATGCGGTATCCGGTGGCTATGGCCGTACCTTGGCGCTGATGCAGGACGGCACCGTTCGACATACGGGTTACGACGGCTACAACCTGGGTGGCGGCAGTGGCAATCGCACGCAATGGGCCACTATCGGTGGCGATTTCCTGACCCAAGTCACCAAGCTGCGCATGTATGGCAGCAGCTATGGGTCGTCCGCCATGGCATTGCGTGCTGATGGCAAAGCGGTGGGCTGGGGCATGGGGGGCGCCGGTCAGTGTGGCAACGGTTATGCGGACTCATCTAACAAACCCGAACGCTTCGTGC